CTCGGACGATACCTTCTGCATCAGGATTGTGGTCAGAAGGACGTGCTTGATGACGAGTGTCGCCAATCCAGCCGTCTGAGGTGCGATCTCTATCTGGGTAGTTATCATCGACCTGAAGCCTTAGTTGTTGCCCAGCTTTGCATAACTTGGGAGTCACGCTAGTAGGAGCTTCGCTTCATCTGCTGTAATGCCAAGACGATCAAGCAAAGATTGCTTTGATGCTGCTTTTTCGAATTGACTTTCAGATTGCCAAATCTCGTACTTAGCAAATCCTTCTGTAAATTCTTTTTTTGTAATTGGGGCAATACCTTCATCGTAACGAATACTATCGAAATCGTCTCCGTAAATAACCCAACCACCTGACGGAATGAGCATAGTCAATACGTCTGCACCAGTAATTACTTTTTCTTGCATAGTCATGTTTAAGCTCCGATTTCTAGCAATGTAATTGTGCTGTTTTCTGTGCTATTAGCTTGAACGCTCACGCTTGCATCGCTACCAGTTGAACCAAATTGTGTCTTGTAGGTTGTAGCACTTGTGGTAGCTGGAGAATCTAAATATGAAGCAGAAGCGCTGCCGCCAACTAATTCAAGTGTGGTGTTTGTGTAAAGAAATCGAGTTCCAAGAGTGAAAATTGCGGTAGAATCACGCATGATTCTTAATTGTAATCTTGTAGATGCGTTTGCACTGCTTTTTTGAATACCATTTTGGCTAACCAAAACTAAAATTTTACTGGTTGCTGCGCTTGGAGTAATAGACGCGGTTAATCCAGTATCTGCATAAGTGTTGCTTGATGACGAAACTGCGGTTCCATAACTAGCATTGACCACTTGTAGAACTTTCCCGCCGCCACCTGCGGCAGTAGCCCATTTTAAGCCAGTAGCCGCTGTTGAATCGGCTGTAAGAACTTGTCCATTTGTGCCAACCCCTAGGCGAGCATCTGTGGTTGAGTAAGTGTAAAGGTCGCCTTTGGTTGTAAGAGGACTGCCGCCAGACTTAACTACCCAAGCTGATCCTGAATATACAAGAATCTGGTCAGTATCCTTAAGGTAACAGGCATTTCCCTCTTGAGGGCTTGTAACTGCTGCATCTCTGGCTGTTGCATTAGCAAAGACCCAGATGCCTTGCATGAGGTAGCCGTTTGTATCGGCTGCGGTCAGGACGTCACCTGTCGCAAATGTCTTAAAGCCTGCTCCTGCTGCCATGTTTCTCCTAGTAACTCAATGTATTAGTGCCGATTATACCGTAATACGAGCTTCCAACGATGAAGCCATCGGCTATTGGCTCTAGCGTTGTAATATTGCAGGTCATTTTATTAGGCGTGATAGACCAATTAACGCCTTGATATTGCAGGTTCTTTACAATAGTCGAGCCGTCTGGCTGGATATTGGTAATGAGTAGATTGTCAAAGAAGTCCAAGCCAATCATTGTGTCTGTGGGAACTGCTGTATCTAATAGATCAACCGTCATCTCGTCAATGCGGATAGTCGTCTCTTGACGGGTAGCAATGTATTCCTTAGCTATGTTGGAGACGATGGTATCTGTCTCAGCTACAAGGTCTGTCTGTGTGACTGAGTGAGGGAAATATTTGTCAATAGAAGTCTGATTAATAGCGACCTGAACTGTGCCGCCTACACGCCCTAGATTAGCCTGATTAATGATGAGCTTGTCATCGAAGGCATACTTGAGGTTCTTGTATGGAATTCCACCTGTTTGATTGAAGGCTGTAGGGGCAGTAGCCAGAGAAGCCATGACCTGCGCCCTAGACTTGAATACTGCTGTGCCTGAGCCGTCCATATAAAACGCACCTGTCTCTGAAAACTCTGCGTTCTTAATAGCTGCAAGGCTTGTGCGTGAAGTTGCTGGGTCTGCAATGCAAGTGTTTGCACCTGCTGCAACTGTTCGCATGGTAGAAGGAAATGAAACCTGATCTAATATCTTGTCGATGCGTGTGCCTGTTGTTTGTCCTGCGCCTGAGTCTGTGATTGTGCTGACGTTAGCCATGTTGAATAGTCGAAAAGCATCTTGGCAAACAATATCTACATATCCAGTCTCTTGCCCTGTTGGGTATGTGTAACGGTATTCGATGGCATAGCCTGAAAATAAGAACTTTGAGGCAGTAGTGGTAGTAGCTGACACACGTAACTTGCGGAGTGGGACAAGATAGCCATAATAAGGGCTGGCTGTGTTTTGTGGGTTAAAGTAACTTAGAGGGTCTAAGACTCGGACTGTGCATTGTCCTGCCTCGTACTGGTCGCGCTGGATATTGCGCCCACGGGTAATGCTAATCTCATACACGTTAGGAGTAAGATCAACTACTGGGTCATTGCCAGATGCTTCTGCCCCTAATAGTGCTGTGCCAATAATGCCGTTTTTAGTGTCGCCAAGGACAAGACCTTGAAAGCCAAAGGTTGCGCCGTTTGAGAAGTCAAAGGAAACGGCTATCTGCGCTGGGAGTGCCATTAGCTGAACATGCCTGCAATTCTACCAATCTGAGATGGCGAACCTGAAAGGCTTGAAAGCTGCGCACCTGCTAGAACTTGGTTAATAAGTTCCTGCTCGCGAATCACATTGCCTTGGACTGTTACGTTAATGACTGGTTGTCCAGCATTAGGGTTGTAATTAAGTCCTGTGATTGGATTGTATGTAATCATATTATCTGAAGGCATGGCAGACACGTTAGTATCTGGAAGTTTAGGAGGCATGACTGTTGTGTTGCCATTACTGTATGAAGCCTTCTCGCCGTAGGCTGATCCTGTAAGGACTGCTGCTGCCTTGCCTGCTAAGTATGAAAGGTAAGCATCAAGGTACTCAAAAGGGTTCTTGGCATCAGGTAGAGCTGCCAAGAATCTAGCAAGGTTGCCAGAAGCATCTTGAGCTAAAAGAATCTGGTTAGTTAGCTTGGTTGCTACTGCGTCATTGCCATTAAGCAAAGCTAACTGAGCTTCTACGCGCAACTTTTCATTGTCTGAAAGCTTGCCCTTAAGTGCTGCAACTAACTGAATCTGCTCTAAATCAAAGACTGTGCCAGCCTTCTTAAGAGCGGCTTGCTTTTTTAGTTCTTTTGTATTTTTTTCCTGAGCTGCAAGTATTTCTTTAGCGCGCTTAGCAGCATCTGCTTCCGCTTTCTTTCGAGCAGCTTCATCAAGTTTGTATCCTGTAAGAGAATTGTTTTTTGGATCAAAGGCTTTAGATGCAGCGTAGGCGCGCTTTCGTAGTAATTCTTCCCACTCTTTAGCACCTGAGTCGCCCTTCTTAAGCCAGTTCTTTGGGTTAAACCAATACCTAATCATGAAGCCAAACTTCTCAACGCTTGTAATTAAGTCAGCAATGCGCTGTCCTACGTTTTCAATGTAGGTAATTAGCTCGGTTGTGTTGGCTGCGCCTGTCAAAGTAATAAGGGCATTGACTAATGACTCGCCAATCACTTCTTGAGCTGCACCAACTGCTGTAGTGATAGCTTCCATCTTGCCAGCATAAGTCTGTAGGTATGCTGCTGATGATCCGTCAAACTGCTTATTAAGGCGAACCATAATCTCTGTGAAAGACATGGTCTTAAGTTCAGCCTGAGTCAGACCTAGATTGTATTTTTTAATTCCTCTAGTATTACCTGCATACGCGTTTGATAAATCCTGAGCAACTGTAGCAAGATCGATGCCTGAGCCGCGGCTTGTCTCAATTGCGGTATTAAGAATCTGTTGAGCCTTAGCTACTGAGCCAGTAGTTGTAAGCAATGCTTGAAAGGCTGGGCGAAGAACATCGTCTGCGATTGCAGAGCTGCGCTCCAAGTCCTTGATGAACTTATCAACATTGGCTTGCTCGAACGCAAGTCCTAGGTTCTTGATGGCAATAGTAAGCATTGCTGCTGACTTCTCATCTGCTGCAAAGGCTTTGACTGATGCTTTGCCAAACGCTACAACTGCTGCTGCACTGAGAGCAATGCCTAGGGTCTTGCCCAATTTCTTAGCGTTCTTCTCTAACTTGGAGACTGACTTGTCAGCCTTGTTAATTCCCGCTGCATCGAATATTGTGGCAATGCGCACCGCTAGGTCTGTCTGTGAAGCCATTATTTACCCCTCACCTTATATAACCTGCCGCCGCCTGATTGAGCCAACTTATGAACTTTCTCATTGGTCTTTTCAATAGCCTTAATAATTGCCGCATTAGTTCTGCCTTGATCCTCAGACCAAGCTCTAAAAATTGCACGACCTGTCATTTTCTGACCTTTACCTTCAAGGCTTCCGCCAAGGCGAGGTGTGAAGTTACCTGTAACGCCAGACTTGCGTCCTGCTGTCTCATAGATAGCACCAGCAGCAGACTTGTTGTAAATAGCAGCTAGCGATCTAAAGCCTCGCTTATTAGCCTTGCTAGGCGCGGCTGAAAATGTAATACTTTTTTTGGCAATAGATTCATCATAGAAGCGTTTAGCCCAGCGTCCTTTAGCATTAGGGCGCTCAAGCCAGCCAGATGGTGCTTCATCATTAGAAGGCAAGAAGCCTTTAGCCTTAGCAACCATAGGCTTAAGAATTCCAGATAATTCTTTCTGGCTTTCCTTTGCTAAATCTGGTGCATAGTTCTTCAAGGCTTTACGTAGTTCAAGAGCGCCTGTTACCTCTACTGGCATTGGCTTGCTCCTTTGCTATCTCTTTAATCAATTCCACATGTGCCTTGAACGCCACTGGCGATAGTTCGACAATGGTTTGGAAGGGAACTCCAAACTCGTAACTCAAGCGAGTTGCGAGATAGGTGAGGGAGTTCCGATCTACCCTAAAGGGTCAGACTCTAAGACCTCAACTGACTTGAGTGTCTCAAGAAACTGTTCCCCGAAAGGTTTGACTGTTTCACCCGAACGTCTAATTGCTTCCCAGCACAGCCAGTAAACGTCTGACTGCTTCTGATCTTCAATCAAGGCTTTATGAAAGCCCTTCTTGGCGTATTGCTCGAAGGCGTATTCAATCAGTGGAGTAATCTCGTACTCTGTTACTGAGTTGTCTGCCCTTGTTACCTTTAGCTTTGCCATTGTTAGCCCCTTAGTTATTTATCAGGAAGTTGTGATTGCTACTGTACCAGAGACGTTCCAAGTTACAGACTGAGTTGATAGATCGCCAACTGCACCATTGATATCGGTTGTGTTGTTGATAAGGCAAGTCATTGTGTAAAGAGGGTTTGTCGCTGAAGTTGCAGCAGAAGTCTGCTTGAGTGTAACTGTAGCGTTGTTTCCCCATTGTGCCTGAAGTGTCTG